GACCTTCCAATCGGTCTACAAGTCCGTGCGCCGTTTCAAGAAAGCATTCGAGCTCGCTAAGGCTGTCCATCAGTAGAGCCTAGATTTTCGTTTCAAGGCGGTATACCGTGCAGCCTAGTCTCTAACGAGGGACCGGAGCGCACAAAAAAATGCCCCGGCGGATCAGGCCGGGGCGGATGTAACTACAGCGTACAACGAGAAAGGAAGCGTAATTATGGCAGGTTTTAAAGGTGGCGCAATAGCTTGCGCGCACGGGTTCATGCTGGCTTTTGGCAATTGCGCCGGAGGTGAGGCGTGACCAAGCAAGTTAATGTCCAGAAGGCAACTCCAACCGAGCTTTACGCCAAGAAAGCGCCGTACAGCTCCGTCAGCAATGACGTGGTGGCAATGATCGTTAATCCGGATGCCCTGGCTATCTGGATCTACCTTCAGACACGCTCAAGCGACTGGAAGGTCATTGCATCCTATCTGCAAGACCGGTTCTCGATCAGTCGGGATCGTTACTGGAAGGCAATGGCCTATCTCAAGGGTCTTGGGCTGCTCAGCTATGAAACCCTTCGCGAAGAAGGCACTGGCAAGATGCTCGGAAAGCGCATCATTGTTCACTACGAACCGACACTACCATTTCCCGTAGGTTCGGGTGACCGTAGCGACGGTGGTCCGTCTATACGGAAAACTGACCACTACTCAATAAAGGATTCTTCTACTGAATTATCTAAGGGGACAAAGGGCGCTAAAGCTCCCGCTGCTGCGCAGCCAGCCCCCCCCAATGTTGAATTCGATGGAACGGATTTTTCTGTTAACGAAGCGCTGTTGGCAAAATGGGCAAAAGCATTCCCTGGCGTGAACATCGATCTTGAAGTCGAACGCGCCTCCGTATGGGCCGCAAGCAACCCGCCGAAGAAGGACTGGCAGCGCTTCCTGTCCAACTGGCTTTCCAAGAAGTCCGGCACGGTGGTCGATGAGACGGATGTCCCTGTCGACCAGATCATTGGCCTGTATCAGCAGGTTTGCCCGAACCTGCCAGCCGTGACCGTTTCCGGCGACAAGATCCTGCGCTCGATGATCGTTGAGCGATGGAATGAATCGCCGACCCACCAGAGCGGCAAAGACTTCTGGCTTCCGTTCTTCCAGAAAGCTAACAACCGCAACCAGGTTTTTTTCAGGGGCTCAAATGTTGTCCCGCGCCTTGAGGCCCTGGTCAGTCGCTCAGTCTTTCGTGAGATCTCGGAGGCAGCGCAATGATCGACCTTCACAGCCTTGAGGCTGAGCACGGCGTTATCGGCGCCATGCTTTGCCAGCCGCACCTGATCGACGTGCTTAGTGATGACCTGTCGCCTGATGCGTTCTCTTGGGGGGACAACGCCGAGCTGTATCGACTCATCCTGGAAATGCACGCCGACGGCCAGCCAATCGACATTGTTACCCTGAATGATCGCCGTGCCGAGCTGTCCAGCGGCGTCCGCGTCATGGCCTATGCCGCCGAGATTCAATCCAACACCCCAAGCGTGGCCAACGCACAGGTCTATGCCCGGATCATTCGTGAGCGAGCCGTTTGCCGTCTTATGGCGGCTGCCGCTGCACGAATCAACGAGGTGGCGCACGAAGAGGCCTGCATCGAGGACAAAATCTCGCAAGCGCAGTCGATCATCCTGGGGCTGGATGCCAGTGGTAGCGATGGCGAGTGCCAAATGATCGGAGACATCCTGACCGAGCACGTTGAAGTTCTTCAGGATCGTCATGACAGGTTCGTCGCCGGCATAACCATGGACGGGCTCGGGACTGGGCTTCCTGATCTTGACGCGTATACCCAAGGTCTTAAGCCTGGGCAGATGGTCGTCATTGCAGGTCGCCCTGCCATGGGCAAGACCACGCTCGCAATGAACATCGCCGCTGACGTGGCGATCAACCAGAAAAAGCCGGTGCTGGTTATCAGCCTGGAAATGAGCAAGAAACAGCTCATGGATCGCCTTCTTGCGGCTGTTGGGGGGATTCCACTTCCATCCTTGAAAACGGGCGAGTGCAGCAGCGACTTCAGCACTGAGCTTGCGATGGCCGCAATGAAGTTGCGAGACGCGAAAATGTCGGTCTGCGAGGTTCCGGTGATGACAATGCCGCGCATCCGCTCGATTGCTCGTCGCCAGTCTCATCGCATGGGCGGTATGGGTGTTGTGGTTATCGACTACCTTGGCCTTGTTGAAGGCGAAGGCAAGGGGCGCACGGAAGACGTAACCGCTATGTCGCGCCAGATCAAGCTGCTGGCTCGCGAGCTGGATTGCCCGGTGATCATCCTGTCTCAGCTCAATCGTGGCTGTGAAGGCCGTCCAGACAAGCGCCCGGTACTGAGTGACTTGCGCGAGTCGGGCGCCATCGAGCAGGACGCCGATATCGTGATGTTCGTGTATCGCGATGAGGTGTACCACCCGAACACCCAGGACAAGGGTATCGGCGAGATCCTGATCCGCAAAAACCGGGATGGTGAAATCGGCATGGTTCCCACGGTATTCCAGGGTGCCAAGTCTAGATTTATGCCTCTGGCCAGCCATAGCCGTGATGACAGCTACGTCGTGAAGGTGAATTTCTGATGCTTATCTCAACCTATCAGTCAGTCACTGGCGCGAGCCGCAACAGCATTTTCCGTCATGCTGGCTACGAAATGCGGTCGCACTCCGAAACTCGCTGGGCCGGAATGATGGATGCCCTGAGCGTCAATTGGATTTACGAGCCAGAAACGATCGAGACGCGGCACGGATGGTACAAGCCTGACTTTTTCTTGCCTGCCGCGGGCGCATTCGTGGAAGTCAAAGGCCCTGAGCCGACGAAGGTCGAGCAGGAAAAGGCCGAGGACGTCGAGGCGAGAACTGGATTCCCGGTGATTTTTGCCTACGGAACCCCCGAGATGATCGGCTCCGAGCTTTGCAATGGGAGCGTCGGTTATTACAACGGCGGGCGTTTGGTCCGGTACACGACCAGGGAGATCGGCGCGGTAGTCCTGAAGAAATACGACATGGCGACCTACGCGGCCTTCCTGACTGATGGTGACCGCCAAGACCTTCCGGACTCTCAGTTTGTTGGCGATCTTATCGATGAGCTGGCCAGGCTGCGAATGACGCGAGGCGAGGTTGAGGCTCACCTAGACGCGCTTCACGCACCATTGAACGCCGCTCGCTTGTCGGCATGGAGCGGTGCGAGTCGAGCCGAGTTTGTCCTGGTTACATTCGTCGACAGGATCATAGCCCTGTCAGGTCAGCGCAAGCGCGCCTAATCCCGTGTGGATAAGCCATCGCGGGGATTGCTCGCAAAACGGAATAGAACCTGCCTGGCGCGATGTCAGGCAGGATCAACGGGATATAGGGGTGGATGGGATGAGTGAGATTAACGAAGTAATTAGTGTTGCCGTGGTCAATGAGGAAGGCGAGCACTTCAAGGAGACAGTTGTAGAGCATCTTCCTGGCATTGATTCGCTGCCAGCAGGCACGGAACTGGTGGATCGCGCCCACGTTACCAGGATGCAGGCTGAGATTGAGCGACTGCGCCGGGACGCCAAGAATGACCTCATAGCCTACAAGGCGGTAATTGAAAAACAGGATGAAATCAGAGCGGAGCGCGATCAGCTCAAAGCCGAAGTTGAGGCGCTGCGCAAGGATGCCGAGCGGTACCGGTGGCTGCGCGATCTGGCGACCTCGCAAGACATCAGGTACCCGCTCATGGGCAAGCCTGATGAGATAGATGCTACTGTCGACGCCGCCAGATCCAAGTGAGTACAGCGCGAACGGTGAGTCACATACTCACCGTGAGTACTTCGCGACATACTGGTCGATGAAGTCCTGAATCACCGTCGTCATGTCCGACTCGTTGCGCATGCAGGCCCGGCGGAACCGTTCGTGTTTCTCCGCATCGAGGCGCACGTTCAGGCGCTTCTCTTCGGCTACTGGCTTGCTGGCCTGGGCCAGGATCTTCGGCGCCCTGTCGGCGACCTTGCTGGTTGCTGTGGTGAGTAGTGCCATGATCAGGCCTCCAATAGTTTCTTGACGGCTTCAGCGAAGCGCAGCGACTCCAGGCGAATGGTGCTGTCGCCGCTTCTAGTTGGGGTCTTGCCTCGGGCGATGGCGGTCGGGTAACCGATCCGGTCGTTCACTGGCACGCTGACTACAGGCAGGCCGTAACCGTTCAGCGCATCGCTGATGTCTTGGCCGAGCAGTGTGTTCGCGTCCAGGCGATTGACGTACAGCGCCGCGATGAACTCCGGCCGGTGCGCCTTGTGTGCCTTCATCAGCTCGATGGAGTCGGAGGCCGCCCAAATGTCGAAGATGCTCGGCGCGCACGGCAGCAGCGCCATGTCCAGGTAGGGCAGTGCAGCCGCAGATAGCTCCCCTTTAGTGTCAACCACCACGTAGTCAAAGCCCGACAGGCCTTTCAAGTCGGCCAGGCGCTCGGCGGTGAATATCTCAAGTGTGTTCGGAAGGTTCGCGATCTCAACCCATCGGCCGACGCTGCCTTGCGGGTCCGTATCGACCAAGGCGACTCGGTGTTTCTGAGCCAACGCGCCGGCCAAGATAACTGCGCCGGTTGACTTGCCAGCCCCTCCTTTCCCATTCCACAACCCGATAAATTTCATGAGTACAGTGCCCATCGTGAGTATTTGACTCACAGGATATACGAATGTGCGGAAATCGCTTTGCATATTCGCGGGCATCGCATATAGTCTCTTCAGAGGGACCAGAAAGGGACCGAAACCGGATCAGGGGTGATACGACATGAGTTTTGGATATTGCGAAGGCGAGACGTGCAGTCGAGAAGGATGTGAAGGCGTTATCGCGATCGAGCCAGCCAAGGATTGCAGCTGCCACATATCTGCACCTTGCTGGAGCCACGAAAACGCTGACATGCATTGTCATGACTGCGGGTGGCGTGCGGCCGATGACCCGCTGTGTGTTCGCGAGATCTCGTCTATCAGCCTGGGCGGCCCGGTTCCGTACATCCAAACCAAGCCGCGGGTATTGGACCCAACCAAAATCGACTGGGTGGACAAGCTCCACAGCAGCAGCTCGATGATCAAGGAAGGTGTTTTCCCTGTTGGCACTGAAGCAAAGGATGTTGAGGAAAAGGTGCGCGGAACATTTGGCGGCCGATTCGAACGATTCGACAAAGAAAACGGCCGATTCAAGTACATCGCATACACCGACTGATAAGGCGACATAGGCATGAAGCTGGACCCAAGCAAGTTAAGCAGTGACCCGGCACACATCAGACAGCTGATCGCATCGTCCGGGATGACGCAGAAGGAAGCAGCCGCGGCATTGGGCGTCGGTCACCGAACGATCGGTGACTGGCTCGGCGGCAAGATCAAGTGGTCCTACCCGGCGCAGTACGCGCTGGAGTGTTTGGTTAAATACGGGGTGAAGACGAAGTGAATATTCCATCTGACGGATTCAATGGCGACAACGCCGCACTAGTCGACAGCATAAAGTCGCTGCTGGCCCTCGATGATCGAGGCGTACTTGTGCCGAACGGTGTCTGCGGACTGGCCCGCCAGCTGCTGGAGTCGGCAGCCGAGCGGCTGAAATTCGCCGCCTGCTCGCCGCCGGGCACTGGCAGCGATTCCCTCGACTGCATCCTGGGCGTTGGTGGCTTCGCAAGCTTCGGCCCTCTGGATGCACAACCCGCCGCCCACCTGACCATCCCCGGCGCGCTGGAGTGGGATGGTGATAATGGTACTCACGGTGCGGACGGTGAGTCGCGTGCTCACGGTGAGTCGTCAGAGCTTGAACTGCTGCGCAAGAAAACCGCTGTAACCATGGGCGTCGGCTGCGGAGCCGGTCAGCTGTTCGTCCATGGCGACAGTGAGTCGATCCATGCAGCTAAGGCCATCGTTCTGGAGTGTGAGCGTCTGCGCGCCCAGCTGGCCAACACCGAACAATCGCGCCGCTCGTTCTTCGACTTGAGCCAGGATCTGGAGAAGAGGCTGGCCGAGCGGGATGAACTGCTGCAAATGTTTATCGACAACAGCGATGACGGCGATGTCGTAGAGCTTTCTCGTAACGCTCTATCTACCATCGCGGAGCCTGAATCCTTCCCGTGCTGGAGCTGCCACGCACCGGTGACCATGGCGAACCGAGCCGACGCTGACGGCAATTGCCCGCACTGCGAGGCCGAGCTTGACCTTGAAGACTGGCCGAAAGCCCAGGCCGACAAGCCCAAGACCTGCATCGAATGCGATCAGCCCTACTGCCACGGCGTATGCGTTGAGCGTGGCGATCAGGACTATGACCGGGATCAGGCTGCGAAGGGTGGCGAGCAATGAGCCGCATGGAGCGCGTTACGGCAGATTCTTTCATCCACAAGACTGTAAACGTCAACGGCCAGCGGATTCGCACTATGGTGCGCCCGGGTAGCAACAAACTCTTGCCGCTTCTGGTCTTCAATGGCATTGGCGCCAGTATCGATCTGGTCATGCCTTTCATTGAGTCGCTGGACCCCGATCTTGAGGTCATCGCTTTCGATGCGCCCGGGGTCGGTGAGTCTCCCGCGCCGTTCTTTCCCTATCGATTCGATGGGCTAGCTCGCACCGTCGCCAAGATGCTGGACGTATTGGGATACGACGAGGTGAGCGTTATCGGCGTGTCTTGGGGCGGCGCCCTTGCTCAGCAGTTCGCCCATGACTATCCAGACCGGTGCAAGAGACTGATTTTGGCGGCTACTGCCATGGGCATGTTCATGGTGCCGGCCTCGCCGAGCGTGATTCTCAAGATGGCCAGCCCTCGCCGGTATCTAGACCCTGAGTACGCTGCGCAGATCGCGCCAGAGATCTATGGCGGCATGTACCGAACCAATCCAGAGCTGTGCAAGGCGCTCTTGGATCGCCCGAAGAGCACGAACACGACCGGGTACTACTACCAGTTATTCGCGGCAATGTACTGGACCAGCATCCACTGGCTGCACCGGTTAACGCAGCCAACCCTGATCCTTGCGGGAAGTGATGACCCGATCATTCCGCTGGTCAATATGCGCATTCTGGCAAGTCTCATCCCCAACTCGCGTTTGAGTGTCATCGACGACGGCCACTTGTTCCTGGTCACCCAGGCGAAAACCGTTACCCCGCAAATCACCGCCTTTCTCAAGGAGTGAGTCAAATGTTGAATGGATGGGTTCAGCGCCAAAAGCGCAAGTTTGACGAGGCGTTCAGGCATGGCTGACAAGATCAGCGTTAACAGCTCAGCCAAGCTATCCGAGGCGATTACGGCGCTGACGACCATGTACCGCGACAAGAAGTTCGTCGTCGTGTCGCTGCGCCCGGGGAAGGACCGCACGCTCGACCAGAATTCTCTGTGGTTTGGGATGTACAAGCGAATCGCCCAGATGACCCAGATCGGGGAGCCCGACGATGCCCGTCGCTACTGCAAGCTGCACTTCGGCGTGCAGATCCTGCTCAACGAGGATTCGGGCTTTCAGGCCGCTTGGTATCGGGTCATGCGTCATCTGCCCTACGAAGACAAGTTGGCCATGATGGGCGAGTGCAAGCTGTTCGGTCCGGACGGTTTCCCGGTGACCAGCCTGTTCAATCGCGCCCAGGGAATCCAGTACACCGACCGTATGGCAACGTATTTCACAGGGCAAGGCGTAGTGTTCGCCGACCTTCTGAGTGAGGTGGCGGCATGAAGCGCACCCCACTACAGCGGAAAACTCCGCTCACGTCCGGCGGCCCGCGCCGGAAGCGCTGCCCAACATGCCGCGTGATGTTCACCCCTGCACGCGACTCGCAAGCCGTATGCGGCGAGATCGAGTGCGCCATCGCTCACGGGCAGTCAGAGAAGGGCAGGGAAAGCACGCGCAAGGCCCTGGCCCAGGTCGAGCGCAGCGAAATCAAGTTGCGCAAGGAAAAGCTGAAGTCGAGATCGGAATTCGTGCAGGAGGCAGAGAAGGCCGTGCGCGACTACCGGCGCACCTACGAGCTGAGCATCGGCAGCGGCTGTATCAGTTGCGGCGAGTCTCAGGAATCGATTCTGGCGGCTCAGGGATGGAAGACTGGTGGCGCATTCGATGCTGGCCACTTCCTCGGCAAGGGTGCCCGGCCGGAGCTCAGGATGGTGCCGAACAATATATGGCTTCAATGCAAGGGCTGTAACGCTGGCTCATTCAAGTTCGCCCGCAAAGGAGCGACCGTTTCCGAAGGGTTCCGTGCTGGTTTGATCGACCGCATCGGGCTGGAGGCAGTCGAGGCGCTGGAGGCTGACCACGAGCCGCGCAAGTACACCATCGACGACCTGAAAGCCATCACCGCCGAATACCGGGCCAAGACCCGTGAGCTCAAGAGGACAGCCGCATGACCCGCCGACCATCAATGTTTCAGCAGCCAGCGCCATCGCCCTGGTACGTCAACAAAACCAAATGCACCGAGTGCGGCAAGTCTCGCGCCACTGGCAGTCATGCGAAGTGCAGCCGGGCGCGGCAGATGCGGTTTGCGGGGGAGAACAAGGCATGAGCCTGATCAAACGATTTGAACGAAACACCGCAGGCACTGACTACGCAGTCGGCGACATTCATGGTCATTTCACCCGGCTACAGGCAGCGCTTGACGCCATCGGCTTCGATCCGGCCGTAGACCGGCTATTCAGCGTTGGCGATCTGGTCGACCGCGGGCCCGAGTGCCGTGACGTGCTGGCCTGGCTGGATAAGCCATGGTTCAACGCGGTGCGCGGCAACCATGACGATTACGTCGTGCGCTTCGACACTTGCGACGTGGAAAACTGGATCTACAACGGCGGCTCCTGGTTCGCTGGGCTGAATCGCGACGAGCAGGAAGAGTTCCGCGTCCAGTTCGCCGAGCTGCCGATCGCCATCGAGGTCGAGACTGTAGGCGGTCTGGTTGGCCTAGTGCACGCTGACTGTCCGTTCCCGTCCTGGCATGATCTGCAGTTCGAGCTGGAAGGCGCGACGACGCCGAAACGCCTGAAGCTGGTGCAGAACAGCTGCATGTGGTCGCGCTCACGGGTTGAGCAGGGCGACGTGTCGGGCGTGCTGGATATTCGTGCGCTGGTGGTTGGTCATACGCCGCTGAGCGAGGTCACCGTCCTAGGCAACGTCTACCACATCGACACCGCTGGATGGGTGCCGGATCGCGGCCACTTCACGCTGCTGAATCTGGACACCCTGGAGCCAGCCAAAAATAAGTGATGGCATTCTGATTATTACGGTCCCTACAGAGGGACTGTATCGGATATGATAGCGCGCGTAGGCAAACAAACAGGGAGTGGACCGAATGAGTGACGAGAACAGCAAGGCGCAGGAATACACCGGCGGCAGCGTGAGCTACTACCGCGTACAGGTCTCCGATCCGACCAGTCCCGACCTGAAGCCATACGAAGCTGAGTGCAACGACATTATCGAGGCTCTTGGCATGAGCTACGCCGAAGGGAATGCCTTCAAGGCGATCTGGCGTAAGTGCGCGGCTCGCACCCTTGGCAAGGTCAAGCAGGGCTACAAGGATGGTCTGTACGATGCGGAGAAGGTCGAATTCTTCGGCGCCCGCATGGTGGCTACATCCAAACGTGAGGCGGCCGACCAATGAAGGCGAAGGCGACCCCTGAGCAATTCCGAGAGGCGCTTGCCACGATGACCGTGGAGCAGGCCGCCACCCACTTCGGCATGCATGAGCGCACGGCGTGGGCGCACAAGGCCAGACTGGCCCGCCAAGGCTGGAGCCCCGAGCACGACATGACCAAGACTGTCCCGGACGGGTTTCACCTGAAGGGCACGTCGACGCTGTACGACGAGGACGGCAAGGCCAAGCTGCAATGGGTCAAGACCTCGATCGACCATGAGCGCCAGCGCGAGATGAACGAAGCGTTTGCCAATGCCTTCATGGAAGACGTCAACCCTCTGCCGGAAATCGCAGGGCCTATTGAGGTTCTGGATAGCGACATCATCCCTTGGTTTCAAATCGGGGATGCCCACGTTGGAATGCTCGCTCACTCCCATGAAGTAGGTCACAACTTCGACCTGAAGATTGCCGAGCGTGAACTCATCGTCGCCATGCACAAGTTGATCGACCGGGCGCCAAGCTGTGTGCGCTGCGTGATTCAAGATCTAGGGGACATGTCGCACTACCAGGACTTTACCGCCAAGAGCGAGTCCGGCCACGACTTCGACTTCGACAGCCGATACCCGAAGATGATTGAAGTGTGCGCCAGGATCATGCGCTCTATCGTGGACAAGGCCCTGGCCAAGTTTGAATTCGTTGACGTTATCGTCAACCAAGGCAACCACTCAAGGTCGAACGACGTGTGGATGCGGATTTTCCTGAATCACGTCTATCAGGAAAACCCGCGTCTTCACGTCCTCGACAACTCCAGCGTGTTCATCCCGTACCGGATGGGCAACACCTTCGTCATGTGCCACCACAGCGACAAGTGCAAGCCGGATCGCCTGATCGACGTGATGGCCACCGACTTCTCCGTGGACTGGGGTGAATCGACCTACCGCTACATCGACATCGGCCATATCCATCACCGCATGCAGTCGAAGGAGTCGGCAGGCGTGACGGTTGAGTCATGGAACCAGCTCGCCCCGGGCGACAAGTACGCGCACGACGGAGGATGGCGGTCCAGGGCATGCCTGACGGCCGTCCTGCGCTCCAAGACCTACGGCGAGAAGGGCCGGATCACCATCAGCGCCGAAGAGGTGAAGGACATCATCTCGAATGCTATCCCGGGCGCCGAAGCGTCGAAGCGCCGCGCTGTTTATTCGGTGTGAGGCGGGAAATGGAAATCATCTCCCGGGCTGACGCCAAAGAGAAAGGCCTGACCAGATACTTCAGCGGGGAGTCGTGCAAGTTCGGCCACGTATCCCTGCGCAGTGTTCGCGACAACAAGTGCGTCGAGTGTGCGCTTTCCAGGCAGAACGAGAAGCGCGCCAAGCTGAGAGGCGAGAAATTCCCCGAGGGCCGGGATCCGTGGAAACAGTGCGAGCCAGGCCATAAGGTCTGCCGAAAGTGCCGGGAAGCAAAACCCGGATCGGAATTCAGTCCGGACAAGCGAGCAAGCGACGGCCTGCAGTCTCAGTGCCTTTCATGTCAGTGCCAGTCAAGCAAGGACCGGCACGCGGAGGATCCGGAAGGCAGCAGGGCCAGGAGGAAGGTTTACTACGATGCCAACCCCGAAGCATTCGCGGCAAGGGCCAAGGCGTTCAGGGAAAGCCATCGAGAGCACCTGTCTGCCTTGAAGAAGGCCTACTACGACCGCGTGAAGCTGGATTCAACGTGGAAGCAGCGGATGCAGGCGGGCAGAGACACCAAGAAGGCGGACAAGAGCCAATACGATCGGGAGTACCGCGCAAGGAACCCCGAGCAGAACAATCAGCGGGCGAGGGCCTGGGTGAAGCGCAATCCTGAGAAGCGATCCGCAATCATGAAGGCCTACAGTGCGCGTCGCCGCTCGAACTGCGCAGATGGAGATCCTACTGCGATGATCTGCGCATGGGAGAAGGCAGCATCGAAGGTTTGTCACTGGTGCTCGAAGAAGTGCTCGAGCAACTACCACGTAGACCACTACCAGCCGCTGGCCAAGGGCGGAAAGCATGTGATTGCCAACCTTGTGATCTCTTGCCCGGGTTGCAACTACAGGAAGAACGCAAAGGATCCATATCAGTTCGCGGCAAGCATGGGGAGGCTGTTCTGATGGCCTGCTGTAGCAACTCATGACGAGCGAAACAACAACCAAGGGCGGAGCAGTACGGGGCCGCATAAGTGAATATCAGGGGTGATAGATGATCTACAGAAGCGTAATCGCAGCAGTCGTCCGGGCGCTGGCAGCCGAAACCATGAGCGGCACCGGTGGCCAGGACTTCGAGCCGAAGGTTCAGTGCGCCAAGCAGAAGGGGGCGATTATCGGGAAGGACGAGGCATTGCTCGTCGACTGCATGCTGTTCAGTCGCCTGCACAAGAACCTGAGCGCGGCGCACTGGCTGGCCCTGGTTGCGAAGTTCTCGACGCACACCGACCGCAAGCACGACGCCATCAAGGAGTTGACGAGGGCGGTCAGCTCGCCAGCGCCCGAGCAGTTCCGAAAATGTGCCGTAGTGACCTGGGCAATCCCAAAGCTGCCAGGCGCAGAAGGGAAGCGCAGCGTGAACACCCTGCAGGCCAGATGGTACGAAATGGATAACTGGAGCGATGACCCGGCGCCGATCAAGACCCAGGAGCGCTGGCGGCGTGACATCCGTAAGGCGCTGGAGCGCCAGGTAGATGAGGCTTTATCGGAGGTTCAGGTGATTCTCGACAATGAAGGCCTTTTGCTTGCAATGGTCTCTTGACAGGGACTGAGCCAATGAGCCATTCTATGTCCATCCTGCGGTAATTGCGGATCAGGTAGTTGTAATAGGGTCCCTCTAGAGGGACTGAAAAGATCAACCAACGCCACCGACGCGGATAAAACCGCCTTCCCGCCCACGCGGAATCGTCTACATCGGAATGCCAGCTTGATCGACAGGAAGCTCTCACCCCTGGCGGAATGTTGATTGAGCTGGCACCCCAATGCAGATGGTGAGATAACACCTCGGAGAGGCTGTATCGGACTGACCCTTTGCACGGAGCCTGCCTAAATGGGAGTTGTAGCCGTGATGCCGGAGAGTCAGCCCTATGCAGATGAATGCGCAGGCTGATGCGTACTGAAACCCAAAAGCAGGGGTTGCTCCCTGCGCAGGGGCGAGCAACAAGCCGGAGATCAGCGCCGGCCATCTGCATCAATCAAAGGAAGGTGGCGCTCAGCGGTGGGCAATCCGGTTTGAACCCGGAGCTGCTGGTAACGGTAAGGGTTCGACTCCTTCGCCTTCCGCCAAATACGCCGTTATAGCTCAGCAGGCCAGAGCGTCCGCCTTGTAAGCGGAGGGTCCAGGGTTCGAATCCTTGTGACGGCACCAAACACAGAGCCTCGCCATCGTGCGGGGCTTTCTCGTATTCGGCACCCACGCAACCGTCTTTGCTCCGAGCGGACGAGAGCGCGTGGAGTGCCGGACCTATTCAAATTGATCGCTGAGGCGGTCATTTAATTCTCGGTGTTGCCCATGACTGAAGTATCGCGCATTGCAGACAGCACGGTATTCAAGGTCGTGGTGCCAGTGCTGCAAACCATCCTGTCCGGCGCTGCCATCGGCGCATTCATGTACGTGACCGGATCGCTGACATCCATCCAGGTGACGCTGAACAACTATCAGACCAGCCAAGCGCTGTTGACTCAGCGTATCGACTCACTGGAGCGGTCGCGCGACTCGACGGATAAGTTCGTCGACTCCCTGCGCACAACGACCATGCAGCAAGGCATGCAGATCAGCCAGTTCGGCGAAAGCCTGAAGGCTATGGCGCTGATGGGGCGTCCCAAGTGATGCGCCTGATGGTTGTCCTCCTGCTGCTCACTGGCTGCGCTCAGAGAGAGACGACCACGGAATCACCCAAGGCATCGTTGACGACCACCTACCGGTACACAAACGAAGCCTGCGAGCCAGCAGCCCCTGACAACGAACAACTGAGCCGAGCCATCGAAAGTCGCAACCAGTGGAAGCGATACGCCGAAAGCCTCGAAAAACTACCCGGAGCCAAATTCAAATGAAACTGATCGAGAACTGGAAAGACGCCTGGAAGCTGAGCAGCGTTCAAGCGGGCGCGGCCATCACTGCGCTGGGCGTGGCTGAGCAGGTATTGCCAGCACTGCAAGCGGCACTGCCGACCGGTATCTACGCGATCCTGGGTGCGCTGGTCATGGTTGCCCGCATCGTGCTGCAGCCGAATGTGAGCAAGTGATATGGACGCCGAGACCCTGACCCATTTGTGGCTGGGGTTCCTGGTCATTCTGGCGTGTGGCGTCCTGTACGGGATTCGCAAGCTGGATAGACGGCAGCGGATGGCGAAGGGCGAGATCTGATTGTCTCGCGCTACGAATTCATAAAGCGCGAAACGTGGCGCGAGATGAGGTTTGCATGAGACTGCATAAGCGAGGCCGATTCGAATGCCCGTATCGCGGCAATGGATTTTTCGCCTCATGGAGGATCAAGGCCGGGTGGTTCCTTGTTGCCATAAGGCCGTGGAATTGGCACCTGGACTACGTTCGCCCATCCCTACAGCCATGGGTTCGACGGCTCTACGTTGGCCCGTTCGAGTTTGAGCTCAGCGATCACAGGGTCAGGACATGAGCAACGTCACACCAATCCGCCAGCCAATGGCAGTCAGTCCAGAAGTGAGCAAGGCGCTGGAGACCCTGGACCGAGCTGTCATCAAGGCGATTTCCGATGCTCAGGAAGCCGGTCTGCCTCAAGGCTTCGTTGTGGCCATCCTGCACGCCCAGGCGCTGCGACAGACGCAGAGGATGATCGAATGAGCATGAAGATCGTTGAATTCAGGCGTGAGGACTGGCGCGACGCCGCCAAGACACTCCGCAAGATTGCTGAAGACCTCGATGCCGGCGTACATCCGGAATGCACTGTTGGGGCCTTAACCCTGATCGGCCCAAAAGGCGAGGTCACCGTGTTCGGGCTCGGGCCAAAGTGCGACGACCTGCAATGCTTGGGTGCCATGCGCCTGGGCGAGCAGAAGCTGATTGATGTGTTGCTGGATAACGACTGACCGTATCCCCTGAGCGCATTCGCTGAGTGCGCTGACGAGATACCGAATGATCATTGAATGACGTTCGAACGACGTTGAATGAATCGTTCTGAGATAACACCCCATGAATGAGGCAAGCCCATGGCCCATTGCGGCGCAAAAACGCGCTCAGGGGAACCATGCAAGCGACACGCCGTTCCGGGTTCCTCGAAGTGCAAGCTACACGGTGGCGCGGCATCGAAGGTCAACAAGGGCAACAAGCACGCCGCCAAGCCTGGATCGATCTACAGCCAGTTCCTGACTGATGCCGAGAACGACATGCTGGCCAGCATTGAGCTGGGGCGCGTTGACGATGAGTTGCGCCTGACGCGCATTCGTTTGATGCGTGCGCTGGCTCGAGAGAACGAACACGGCAACACGCTGGAGGCTGACAGCGAGAAGCGGGAGCCGGTCGAGATTGACGGCAAGCCCGTTATGGTCGATGGCAAGCCGGTCGAGAAGGTGACCATCACCACCAAGGTGCGTGACTACGTCGGCATGATCGATCGCCTCACTGCTCGCATTGAGAGCCTTGAGCGAACCCGCGCCGAACTGCTCAAGGCGAATCCGCCTGAGCAACTGCCAGTGGCCCGAATTGAAATTGAGGTGGTCCGTGGCAGGGAGAACCCTAAAGCTCCAGATGACGGAGCCCCAGCTTGAGTTCTACCAGCTGAGAGACAAGTACCCGGCGTTCGTTGGTGGCTTCGGCACGGGAAAGACCGAAACGCTAGCAAACTGCGCCATTCGTGACGCCCTGGAGTCGTCTAGCGCCCTTATCGCGCTGTACGAGCCGACCTATGACTTGGTACGCCTCATCCTTGCCCCGCGCATGGAAGAGAAGCTCTCTGACATGGGCATCCGGTACAAGTACAACAAGCAAGAGAACATCATCTACACCAGCTCCGGCCAGTGTGGTGACTTCGTGCTTCGCACCCTGGAGAACCCGGCGCGCATCGTCGGTTATCAGTCCTACCGGGCGCACGTCGATGAGATCGACACGCTCAAAAAGGATCAGGCGCGACTGGCCTGGCAGAAGATCATTGCGCGGAATCGTCAGCAGCCTGAAGGCGCTGATCCGCTAAATCGTGTGTCGGCATACACCACCCCGGAAGGCTTCCGGTTCGTGTTCGATACCTGGGGCCGCAACCCGAAGCCGGGTTACCGGATGGTTCAGGCAGCCACCTACACGAACCCATTCCTGCCCGAGGATTACGTTGACTCCCTGCGAGACAGCTATCCGCCGGCACTGATTGCCGCTTACATCGAGGGCAAGTTCACCAACTTGAACAGCGGCAGCGTCTATCCGGACTTCTGCCGCAAGCTGAATCACACGGATGAGGTCGAGCGCGAGCGTGAACCGCTGCTGATCGGAATGGACTTTAACCGACTGAAAATGAGCGGTGTGGTCTATGTCCAGCGTGACGGGCATCCCGTTGCCGTGGCCGAGATCACAGATGGTCGAGATACGCCGTACATGGCCGAGCTGATCAAGGCTCAGTACAAAGACAAGGGTCACCCGATCCAGATATTCCCCGATGCCTCGGGCGCCAACTCCAGTAGCAAGAATGCCAGCGAGTCCGACCTGAGCATTCTGAGGCAGGCCGGCTTCTCCATTCGCGTGAATAGCCGAAACCCAGCCATTGCTGACCGAGTTAACGCCGTGAACGCGCTGATCCTCAACGGTAAGGGCGAGCGGAGGCTGAAGATCAACACGAATCGATGCCCGCACCTCACTGACGGGATTGAGCAGCAGTCCTACGACAAGAACGGTATGCCGGACAAGTCGAGCGGCATTGACCACTTGAACGACGCAGCCGGTTACCCGCTTGCCTTCCTGTATCCGATCGTCAAGCCAGCTCCAACCCAAACCCAAGACCTGAGAATTTAACCATGAGCAACGACGACCCGAGCATCGCACTCCCGGCGGTTGTCCGCATGCGCGAGTATTGGGCCATTGTCGACCCGCTGATGGGCGGTACTCAGGCAATGCGCGCGGCTGGCGACAAGCTCCTGCCGCAATACCCGGCTGAGGCTGATGACACCTACAAAGAGCGCCTGGCCCTGTCCACGCTGCTACCGGCATACGCCGAGACGGTGGCCAGCAGCACTTCCCGCGTATTCGCTGAGCCTCTTCAGCTGGGCGAGGATATTCCTGAGCCGATCAAGCTGCTTTCTGCTGACGTCGACCTGGGCGGCAATGACCTCAATTCGTGGTCGGTCGAGTGGTTCCGCGAGGCGCTGGCCAAAGGCTTGTGTCATGCAATGATCGAGCATCAGCCGACCCGTGACGCTGAAGGCAACAAACTGTACAAGACCGTCGCCGAGGAAGAGGCCGCAGGGGTTCGGCCTTACGCCGTCATCATCAAGCCGGGCCAAGTGCTCGGCTGGCGCTTCGATGGCGGCAAGCTGATGCAGATGCGCTACATGGAGTCGGTCGAGGTCGCAGACGGTGACTTCGGTGTCAAGTGCGTGGATCAGGTCCGCGTGCTGGAGCCTGGCAGCTGGCGCACCTATCGAAAGGCCGAGAAGGGCGGGGCCTGGGAGCAGGAAGATCAGGGCTCGACCAACCTCACATACATTCCATGGGTTACGTTCTACACGGGCCGCACTGGGCCGATGACGGCTAAGCCGCCACTGCTCGAACTGGCTCACCTGAACGTCAAGCACTGGCAGTCGCAGAGCGACCAGGACAACTTGCTGCACGTTGCCCGTGTCCCTCTGCTGTTCGTGTTCACCGACAACGAAGAATTCCAGCTGACTATCAGCTCGGCCAGCGCGACCCGCATGCCGAAGGACGGTGACGCCAAGTACGTCGAGCACACCGGGGCGGCAATCACCGCCGGGCGCGACTCGCTGAACGATCTGGTCGACGATATGCGTATGGCCGGGGCCAAGCTGCTCCAGAAGGACAAGCAGGCCGTGAAGACGGCGGCACAGGCCAACGAGGAAGCGGCGCAGGAATTGTCCCCGCTGGCTCGCCTGGCTGGTCAGTTCGCTGACTGCATAGCTCAGCTGCTCCAGATCCTGGCCGACTACGGCAGCCTGGGTGAAGGTGGTCACGTCGAAATGCGCGGCAACTTCGACAGCGACTTCGCGCCTGAAGTGTCTCTGCCCAACCTGATCAGCATGGCCAACTCCGGCAAGCTCAGCGACCAATCGCTCTACTCCGAAATGCAGCGCCGGGGCGTCATCAGTGACGAACTGGACTGGGAAGAAGAGAAGGCGCGCATCGATGAGCAAGGGCCCGCACTAGGGAAGCTCTGATATGCCAACGGTCAACGAGCAGTTGCAATCAGCATCGATCGGGCATGCGGTTGACCTGCAGCACCTCAGTAATGCTGAGGTGCGAAAGGTCATCAAGCTGCTGAATAGCGTGGATGCCGACCTTCGGGCTCGGCTGATCGATGCCATCGAGCGCCTGGGTGCCGACTCCTACACGGCCAAGCACCTAAACGCCGTGTTGGCCTCGGTGCTGGAGCTGAACAAATCGATTTATGCCTCGATTGGCGAGGTCATGATTGAGTCGGTCGTCGACATCGGCCAGTACGAGGTCGAGTATCAGGGCGCGCTGTTCACCCGGGTTATTCCCGGCCAGGTCCTGGTCGAGGTCCAGCTGAACACGGTCAGCCTGGCGCAGGTGCGAGAAATCGCGCTCAGCCGGCCATTCCAAGGGCGCTTGCTCAAGGAGTGGATTGGCGGCCTTGAGGCGGGCCGGGCGGCAAAGATCCGTGACGGCATCCGCATCGGCATGACCGAAGGCCAAACCACTGACCAGATCGTTCGCCGCATCATGGGCACTCGGGCCGAGGGATACGCTGACGGCCTGATCGAGCGCAGCCGACGCGACGTTGATTCGATGGTGCGGACGGCGATCAGCCACACCGCGCAGGGCGCCCGAGAGGCCTACTACCAGCAAAACGACGATCTTGTCGAAGAGGTTCGCTGGCTCAGCACGCTCGACAACAAGACAAGCGCCCCATGCCGGCTGCGTGACCGTCTCGTCTACACCAACGACAGCAAGCATGCGCCAGTCGGCCACAAAGTCCCCTGGCTCAGCGGGCCGGGCAAGCTGCATTGGTGCTGCCGGTCTACCTCAATGCCGATCATCAAGAGTTACGAGGCGCTGAGGCTGTCCAAGGGTCTGCCAGAAGGCACGCGGGCTAGCATGGATGGCCAGGTGCCGCAGTCCACGAATTACGGCGACTGGATCAAGTCGCAGAGCGCAGCAAGACAGGATCAGGTGCTAGGCCCGGCGCGCGGCAAGCTGCTGCGTGATGGTGGTCTCGACCTGGATCAGTTCTACAACGACAAGGGCAAGCTGCTCACCCTTGATCAGCTACGCGAACAGGACGCCGCGGCATTCGCCCGAGCCGGCCTGTAACCACAAACCAAATCATTCAGCCCTGGCACACGCCGGGGCTTTTTATTGCCTGTCTGTTCGGATGAGCGGGGCGCACTGGGCCGGATGGCCTGCTAGGAGAAACAATGAAACTCAAGATCGTTGAAGTCGATGGCAAGCAATACGCGGAAGTCCTGGATGGGAAGCCCGTATTCACTGGTGACGACGGCAAAGACATTGCGTTCGATGCTGTAGGCACTCGCGAAACCATCACCCGCCTGGGCGCTGAGGCAAAATCTCACCGCGTCCGCGCCGAGACTGCCGAGGGCCTGGTAAAGGCTTTCGACGGTATCACCGACCCGGCCGCGGCCCGTAATGCGCTGGACCTTGTGTCCAAGCTCGATCAGAAAAAGCTGGTGGATGCCGGCGAGATCGACACGGTACGCAACGAAATCAGCAAGGCCTTCCAAACCCAACTGGACGAAGCCAACGGCAAGGCGCAGACCTTCGAGCAGCAGCTGTATGCCGAGAAGATCGGCGGCAACTTCTCCCGCTCGAAGTATATCGCCGACAAGCTGGCTGTTCCGGCGGACATGGTTCAAGCCACGTTCGGCCAGAACCTGAAGATCGAAGACGGCAAGGTCGTCGCTTATGACGTCCAGGGTCAGAAGATCTTCAGCCGTGCACGTCCGGGCGAACTGGCCGACTTCGACGAAGCCATCGAGACACTTGTTTCGCAGTACCCCCACCGCGACCACATCCTGAAGAGTTCCGATGCCAATGGCGGCGGCGCTCAGGGCGGTGGTGGCGGTAATTCCGGCGCCAAGGGCAACTTTGGCGGCAGCAAATCAGATCGCGTAGCAGCCATTAAGGCCATGACCGCAACAAGTTAAGGAGCACATATGTCCCTGTCGAACATGAAGGTATTCAACGATTACCTCAAGAAAACCACCATCGAAACCCTGGCGCAGGACGTTGAGAAGTTCAACGCCGCCTCCGCTGGATCCATCCGCCTGACCACTCAAGGCATCGACGGCGACTTCCTGCAAGAGTCGTTCTGGGCTGGCCTGCACAGCGCCCAGCGCCGTGTTGACCGCTATGCCGCCAACGGCGCGCAGGCTGCAACCCCGCTGACCCAGAAGCAGTACGACTCGGTGAAGATCGCGGGCGGCTTCGGCCCGATCCTGTGGGAGCCTTCGCAGTTGTCGTGGGTTCAGAAGAACCCGGAAGAAGCCCTGGAAGTGATCAGCCGTAACCTGTCCGAAGCCATCATGTCGGACCAGCTGAACACCGCCATCGCCGCCCTGGTCGCTGCTATCGGCAACCAGCCAACCGCAACCAACGACGTGTCCGCCACTCTCGGCGTGGATTACGTCGCCATCAACAACGCGCACGCGCTGTTCGGTGATGCCTCGCAGCGCCTGATCGCGCAGGTAATGACCGGCGCCATGTACCACAAGCTGATCGGCAAGAACCTGGTCAACGCCGAGAAGCTGTTCACCTTCAGCGGTGTGCAGGTTGTCGACAT